AGGAGTTGAAAACTTTATTGATGTTGGTGGTGAGGATATAGCAGCGCATGTGGCTGGAGCATTTGTGGATACGTTGCGTGACCGTATCGATAAAGTTCGAGCGGCTGATGCAGAAGTTAAAGACTTTGTCAAAGAAGAAAAGAAAAAGATTAAACGTCAAACAAAATCAGCAGACTCGGATTTAAGTGATTTTATGTAATGAAAATAGCTGTACTAAATGATACTCATACTGGAATTCGTAATTCATCAGAAATATTTTTAAAAAATGCTCAAGACTTTTATGAAAATATTTTCTTTCCAGAATGTGATAAACATGATATTAAGCAAATCGTTCACTTGGGCGATTATTATGATCATCGCAAGTTTGTTAATTTTAAAGCTCTCAACCATAATCGTAAACACTTCTTAAATGAGTTGAGAAATCGTGGTATGTCAATGGATATTATTCCTGGTAATCATGATACATTTTATAAAAATACAAATGATTTAAATTCATTAAAAGAATGCCTTGGTCATTATATGAATGAAATCCATATTATTATGGAACCTACTGTAATGGAATATGGATCTCTTAAACTTGCTTTACTTCCTTGGATTTGTCAAGATAATTATGACAAATCTATGAAGTTTGTGGCCACCTGTGAAGCTGATTGGCTTGGAGGTCATTTAGAACTGAATGGTTTTGAAATGATGAGAGGTGTAAAAAATACACATGGCATGGATGCAAGTCTATTTAGTAAATTTGAACAAGTTTTAACTGGTCATTTCCATGTAGGTTCTAAACAAGATAATATTTGGTATTTAGGATCACAAATGGAATTTTTCTGGTCTGATGCTGGTGATAAAAAATATTTTCATATCATTGATACTGAGACTCGTGAGATAACACGTATACATAATCCTTATACTCTATTCGAACGTATCTATTATGACGATGAAAAACAAAACTATGAAGATTTTGATGTATCTTATCTTGATGAAAAGTTTGTAAAAATCACTGTGATTAATAAAAATGATGGGTTTACTTTTGATCGATTTGTTGATAGAATACAGAATAGGAATATTCACGAATTAAAAATCTCTGAAAATTTCAGTGAATTTGTTGGTGATAATGTAGATGATGAAGGTTTGCGTGTTGATGACACTGCAGAATTAGTAGATGACTATATTGATGGCGTTGATACTGAATTGGATAAAGACAAAATCAAAGTCCAAATGCGTGAACTAATGACAGAAGCACAGGCACTAGAAATAGCATGATTTTATTTAAGAAAGTACGTTGGAAGAATTTTTTATCTACTGGAAATTCTTTTACAGAAATCGATTTGAATAATACCAAATCAACATTAGTTGTTGGCCAAAATGGAGCTGGTAAATCTACAATGTTAGATGCCATTTCATTTGGCTTGTTTGGAAAACCACATCGTAATATTAATAAACCACAACTTGTAAATTCTATTAATCAAAAATCCTGTATTGTTGAAGTAGAATTTAGTATTGGTTCTACTCATTATAAAATTGTACGTGGTATTAAACCAAACGTATTTGAAATTTGGCGTAATGATAAAATGATTAATCAATCATCACATGCCAAAGAGTACCAAAAGATCCTCGAACAAAACATCTTGAAACTTAATCATAAAAGTTTTCATCAGGTGGTAGTACTTGGCTCCTCATCTTTCATTCCTTTCATGCAGCTTGCAGGTTGGCACCGAAGAGATGTTATCGAGGATCTTTTGGACATTAATGTGTTTTCAAAAATGAATGCACTTCTAAAAGAAAAAACTGGTAAGTTAAAAGAAGATCTTAAGTCTACAGATTATGATTTAGAAATCACAAAAGAAAAGATTGATCTTCAGCGTAAGTATATTAAAGAAGTAGAAGCTTTAAGCAATGATCAAATTGAAGAAAAAGAAACACAAATCTTCCTCGCAGAAGATTCCATCGAGAATCTACAGTTGGAAAACGTCAACACGTCCGAAGAAATCGAGAAGCTATCGATTGGGCTTGAAGAAGGTCTCAAGAAAAATCACGACAAAAAACAAGCTCTCTTACAGTATAAAGCTGAATTCAATCAAAAAATCTCGACCCTCGTCAAAGACTCGAAATTTTATGAACAAAATGATACATGCCCCACATGTTCCCAAGATATTGATTCAGATCTTCGATCGAAGAAATTGTCCACCGCCAAAACTAAGGCAGCAGAGATACAAAAAGCGTTGGACGATGTCTCTGACCAGTCGTCTATTGTGGAATCAACTATTGAACGGCTCAACACCGCAGCTAATGCAATCAGAGAAAAAACCGCACTTGTATCTGGCAACAATAGAGAAATCGTACGGTTGCAAGGACAGATTAAAGGTCTCACCTCTTCCATATCACAAATACGTAGCAATGATGGTGATGTAGCGAAATCAAAAACAGATCTTGAAAATTTAAAAGATTTGAAAGATAATTTACTTGATAAAAAATTATCTTATAAAGATGAATTAAATTATAATATGGTTATGAGCGAAATGCTCAAAGATACTGGAATTAAAACTAAAATTATTAAACAGTATTTGCCTGTTATAAATAAACTCGTTAATCAGTATCTACAGGTTCTCGATTTCTTTGTTCACTTTGATTTAGATGAAGAGTTTAAAGAGACTATTCGATCACGTCATAGAGATGAATTTACATATGATTCGTTTAGTGAAGGTGAAAAACAAAGAATCGACCTTTCATTGCTATTTACATGGAGACATATAGCAAAGATGAAAAACTCTGTGGCTACTAATTTATTGATACTAGATGAAACGTTTGATTCTAGTCTTGATCATGATGGAGTTGAAAACTTGTTGAAAATATTACATACGCTTTCTGATGATACTAACGTATTTGTTATATCTCATAAAGGTGATATACTTGATGGCAAATTTGAATCTAAAATTGAGTTTAAAAAAGAAAAGAATTTTAGTAAGATGGCAGCATGATGGTTTACAAAACGATAAAAATGTGGTATGATAATCTATATTCTAACGGAGCTATATAATGGAATTGAATGAAAATACTCTAAGTGTACTAAAGAATTTTTCTGGTATTAATCCTAATATCATTATTCGACAAGGCACAACAATTAAAACAATTAGTGAGGCACGCAATGTATTTGCTCGTGCTTCTGTAAATGAAGACTTTCCAAAAGATTTTGGTGTCTATGATCTTAACGAATTTATTGGTGTTCTCGGTCTTGTAGATACTCCTCAACTTAAGTTTGAGGATGATTACGTAATTGTGGCAGATTCCACTGGTAGATCTAAAGTCAAATATTTCTATTCAGCTGAAGAAACATTGACTGCCCCAGGCAAGGATGTTACAATGCCTGCCGTAGATGTGACGTTTGAGTTAACTAATGAAACACTTAATAAACTAAAGCGCGCAGCTTCAACTCTTGGACATGGTGAAGTTTCTATCTCAGGAAAAGATGGAGTCTTGAGCCTCTCAGTAGTTGATAGCAAAAACTCAACATCAAATGCTTTCTCGATCGATGTAGATGGTGAGTTTCCATCTGATGCTACATTTAATTTTATTGTAAGCATTAATAATCTAAAAATCCTACCAGGTGATTATACTGTAGGTATTTCGTCTAAACTTATTTCAGAGTTTAAACATAAAGAAATGAACGTTCAATATTGGATTGCACTTGAAAAATCCTCAACATATGGAGTATAATATGGGTTCTAAAGAACTTTACGCACAGCTGCGCGACAATGCAAATAAAGCTAGCCGTAGTACGGTGGCAGTTATCGATGCGATGACACAACGTGGCGCTTTCAAAGGAGAAGAACTCTCCACTATTGGTCAACTTCGTGATCAATGTATTTTCATTATTCAGACTTCTGAGCAAATTGAGCAAGAAGAAGCAATGGAAACTGGAGATGAAGAAAAATAATTTACATTCTTGACTAACTGTGATATAATTTTTGTAATGGAGAATGTAAATGAATGAATTCTTATGGGTTGAAAAATACCGTCCTCAGTCTGTGGCAGAAACAATTTTGCCACAGGCTCTTAAAAATCAACTACAAGCAATAGTTGATAATGGCGAATTGCCAAATATGTTATTTACGGGCACTGCTGGTCTTGGTAAAACCACAGCAGCAATGGCCATGTGTAATCAACTTGGATTAGATTATATCCTAATCAATGCTTCGAAATCTGGTAATATTGATACACTAAGAACTACTCTACAACAATTTGCGAGTACTGTTTCTTTACAAGGTGGATACAAAGTTATTATCCTTGACGAAGCTGATTATCTTAATGCGCAATCTACTCAACCAGCTCTTCGTGGATTTATAGAAGAGTTTAGTAGTAATTGTAGATTTATTCTTACTTGTAATTTTAAAAATCGTATTATTGAACCACTACATTCAAGATGTGCTGTATTTGAATTTAATACAAGTAAAAAAGACTTACAACCTTTATGTGCTGAGTTTATGAAACGGGCTAAAGTTATTTTAGAACGTGAAGGTGTAAATTATGAACAACAAGCGGTCGTAGATCTTATTATGAAGTTTGCTCCAGATTGGAGACGCATCTTAAACGAACTACAAAAATATAGTGTTGTGGGATCTATTACGACAACTGCTTCAAATCATTCTTTTGATGATTTATTTAAATATCTTAAGACTAAAGATTTTAAAAAGATGAGACAATGGGTAGCCAATAATGTAGATACAGATTCGTCTGCTATATTTAGAGGTATATATGATCGTATGTATGATCAACTAAATCCACAATCAATTCCTCAACTCGTTCTCATATTGGCAGATTATCAATATAAGAATGCTTTCGTTGCTGATCATGAATTGAATATTGTTGCATGTTTAACAGAGATTATGGCTAATGTCGAATTCTCGTAGTCCTTTCGATTTTTTACAAGAAATCAACTATGGTAAAAAGAATATCATAGTTGATGATATTAGTGAAGATCAATATAATTCTTTTATGGTTAATCGTGGACTCTCTTATTTTGCTGATACTGTATTGATGGCAAATGAGATGAATCGAAACCACCACCTTGACAATAAGTTACAAAACGATTTTCTTATAAATATAGTTAGAAAAAAGAAACGATTCTCAAAATGGAATAAACCTGAGATCGTAAGTGATGTGGAAGTAGTCAAGGAATATTATGGGTATAATGATGAAAAAGCTAAACAAGCCTTGTCCCTTCTTACAAAAGAACAACTAAATATATTGAAAAAGAAGGTTTATAAAGGTGGAAGAAAATAATATAGTCGAGTGGACACCTGCTTCTATGTTAGAAGTCACACTCAACGAGCCAGATGATTTTCTCAAAGTAAGAGAAACACTAACTCGCATCGGTGTAGCCTCACGTAAAGATAATAAATTATATCAATCTTGTCATATTTTACATAAACAAGGTCGATATTTTATTGTACATTTCAAAGAATTATTTTTACTTGACGGAAAGAAATCCAATTTAGAAGAAAATGATATTGCGCGTAGGAATACGATTGCTCAGCTTATGAGTGATTGGGGTCTTATTAGTATTGAATCACAGAATAATCTACAAGAATTGGCCCCACTTCGTCAAATTAAAATTATTTCTTATAAAGATAAAGACAATTGGAATTTATGCCCTAAATATAATATTGGAAATAAAAATTAATTCTAACCTATGTACTTTTAAAAATTAATAATTATATATAATGTATGGATGCCAATAATGGGTCCATCTACAACCTTACTTAATAGGAGGTCAAATATGACTACTAACTTTAGCTTCCCTCGTGGAGCATTCGTGGGTTTCGACCACATCTTTAACGAACTCGAGCAAATGACATTTGATC